TTAGATGCTGTATCTACCGATTTAAGATATGGTGGAAATGAAAGAAGTGTTATTGCTGGTGAGTACTATTACTTATATCCATCAGAAGCAACAAGTGTTCAAAAAACACAAACTATCGATGGTATCGTACATGCAGCTAACTTAGTTCAAAAATTAATTCAGAATGTAGTATTAGTACAACCTTCAGAAACTAAATTAAGTATTTGGAATACGATTAGAGATAATAGAACTTTAATTCAAAAAGAAGTAACTGAATACATTGATTACACATTCCCATTCTTTACATATAATAGAGAAAAGTGTAGAAGAGATGTTGGACACATCTTAGATGGTGTTGCAACCGATTTCTTATGGGGTGGTAATCAACGAAGTATTAAGAGTGGAGAATTTTATTACTTATTCCCATCTGAAGCAACTACCGTACAAAAAGTAGAAACTATTGAGGGTATTGTATATGCTAAGAATTTAGTTAGAGATATAATTACACAAAAAACATTTACTCCAACAACAGCAACTTATGACCCATCAAATGGAGACTTTGTAGTTACTATTTCTAAACATGGTTTAGATGTTGGGGATGAAATTTGTATAAGACCAGAATCGTTTGTATTCACTTGTACAATGGATAATAATAGAACGGAACATAAATTACCATCAATTGGACAACCAGCATATAATAATAAATTAAAAGTTAAATCGGTAACCGAAGATACTATAACTGTGGATGTTGGTAAATCAGGTCCTAATGTAGAGTTCACACCTTCTTCTGCATCTTATGACCCAGCAACTGGAGAATTTGTAATCACAACTGGTAATCATAGTTTAAGTATTGGTGAGGGTATCGTATTAGATACTGGTTCATTTGCATTCACTTGTGATATGGACAATAACCAATCTGTTAAATCTTACCCTCGATTTGGAATAGACCCATTTGCAGGTCGTTCAATGATTATAACTGATGTTACTGATACAACAATGACTGTTAATGTTGGAGTATCGGCTCCGAATAAATTATTTACACCAACTGATGTTGATTACAACGCATTGAGTGGTGATATGGTTGTAACTGTTGGACAGCACGGATTAGGAGTAGGAAGAAGTGTAGTATTAGAAAACGAATCTTTTGCTTTCACTTGTGACCAAGATGGTGATACATCTGTTCACTCTTACCCAAGATTAGGTTCAGACCCATATGCGGAACAATCAATTGTAATAAATTCAGTTGGAACTACATCCCATACTATAACTAATGCACCTTATGATGCATCTACTGGTGATGTTACTATAACAATCACAGGACATGGATTTAGTAATGGAGATTATATCAAACTTTCTGATAATTCTCTAACCTATACTTGTATATTAGATGGTAATAGTGTTGAGAAATCATATCCAAGACCTGGTTATGATTACCCATCTGGAAGATGGTTAGAAATTTCTAATGTAACAACTAATACTTTCGATATTAACATTGGTTCATCATCTTACACATCAGCTCATACTTTTGTATCAGCTACAACAAATGGTTTAGAAAGACAAACTGGAACATTTACAATAAACGTTGGAGATGGTGGAAGTGCAAGTGGCTCAATACATACATTTGTATCAGCATCAATAAACGCTGTAAAACATTTACCACAATCAGTTCATACTTTTGTATCAGCTTCTAATGGAGCAGTAAAACACCTACCTCAGGCAGGTCATACTTTTGTTAGAACTCAAAATAACTCAATAAGTGTTTTATCTCAATTAATAACTAAAACTCCATCTAAAGTTTCTAATAGTGATGGAAATATAAAAGTAACATCATTTAATTCAGTATCTTCATCAATTGCATTGAGTGGTTCATATCAAACTGAAGTTAGTGAATCATATGATATTGTAACTGGAATTATAAAAACAGGTATTGAATCATTCACACCTAAAACAGCAACTTATGACCCTGCTAATGGTGATTTCTTAATGACTGTACCTAAACATAATTTACATAGTGGTGATAGTATCTATCTAAAACCTGAATCATTTGTATTCACTTGTGATATGGATGGAAATAGAACTGAGCACAAACTTCCATCAATTGGACAACCTGCTTATGATAATAGATTAACAATTAAATCAACAACATCAGATACTATAACTGTAAACGTTGGTAAATCGGGTCCAAATGTAGAATACAATCCATCAACTGCATCTTATGACCCAGCAACTGGGGAATTTGTTGTAACTGTAGCAAGTCATAGTTTAAGTATTGGTGAAGGTGTAGTAATGTCACCTGAATCATTCGCATTTACTTGTGATATGGATAACGACCAATCAGTTAAATCCTACCCAAGAGTTGGTATTGACCCGTATTCAGTACGTTCACTTCCTCTTACGGCTGTAACTGATACTACAATGACATTTAATGTAGGAGTATCAGGTCCGAATAAATATTTCACACCTGTATCTGCTTCTTACAATTCTCTAAGTGGAGATATGACTCTAACTGTTACTGAATCATTCGGATTGGGTGTTGGTAGAAGTGTGGTGTTAGAAAACGAATCATTTGCATTCACTTGTGATATGGATAGTAACGTAACTACTCATTCTTATCCAAGAAGTGGTTCTGACCCATACGCTGAGCAATCAATAAAAATCACTTCAGTTGGAACTACTTCTCATAGTGTAACCGATGCACCATATGATTCTGCAACTGGTGATGTAACTATTACAATAGCTAACCACAATTTCAATAATGGAGATTACATAAAATTAGATGATAATTCTCTAACTTATACTTGTGTATTAGATAAAAATATAACTACAAAATCTTACCCAAGACCTAATTACGATTATCCAAGTGGAAGATGGTTAGAAATTTCAAATGTAACAACTAACACATTTGATATCAATATAGGTTCTTCACCATATGTAGGTTCACATACATTTGTATCAGCAACTACTAATGGATTGAAGAGACAAGATGGAACGTTTACAATTAATGTAGGAGATGGTGGAAGTGCTTCTGGTTCATTACATACATTCGTATCAGCATCCAATAGAGCAGTTAAACATGAACCTCAATCAGTTCATACTTTTGTATCAGCTTCCAATGGGGCATTGAAACATTTACCTCAATCAGCTCATACATTTATTAGAACTCAACGAGATTCAGTAAGTACTTTACCTATATTAACTGAAAATATTGAAGGATTAATTAAAATTAATGATACATCTCAATTTACTTCTTCACTAAGTGGTAGTGAAGTTGAATCAGCATTTGTAACTCGTAGTGTAGGGTTTATTAATGATATTATTAGATTCGGAACCGATGATACACCATTTGCATTAGCTAAGTGGTTTGATGATACATTAGATACTCCACAACAACTAACAACTGGTTCTTATGTAACTGCTAGTGGTACTTATGTAACTGATACTGAATTTGGTATTGTAAGTTCATCATTTGGAGAAATTATTAATATCATAGAAAATGGTACAGGTTCATTTACTCCAACAACAGCAACTTATGACCCATCAAATGGAAACTTTGTAGTTACTATTCCAAATCATACTTTGGATATTGGAGATGAAATTTATATAAGACCAGAATCGTTTACATTTACTTGTACGATGGATGGGAACAGAACTGAACACAAATTACCTTCAGTTGGACAACCTGCTTATACTAATAAATTAGAGATAACAGCAAAAACTACTGATACTATAACTGTAAATGTAGGAGCATCGGATCCTGATATTGAATGGACTCCAACTAATGCAACTTATGACCCTGCTAATGGTGATTTCGTAATTACAACTGGAACTCACACATTAAGTGTTGGAGAAGGTATAGTATTAAGTACTGGTTCATTTGCATTTACTTGTGATATGGATAACAACCAATCAACTAAATCTTATCCTAGATTTGGAATTGACCCATTCGCTGGACGTTCAATGAAACTTACTTCGGTAACTTCAAATACAATGACGGTAAATGTAGGTATATCAGGTCCTAATAAATACTTTACACCAACTACTGCATCGTATGATGCTTTAAGTGGTGATATGACTCTAACTGTTACTGAATCATTTGGTTTAGGAGTAGGAAGAAGTGTAGTATTAGAAAATGAATCTTTTGCGTTCACTTGTGACCAAGATGGAGATGCTACAACTCACTCTTATCCAAGAAGTGGTTCTGACCCATACGCTGAACAATCAATTGTGATTACTTCGGTAGGTACAACATCACATACTCCAACAAACGCTCCATACAACTCAGTAACAGGTGTAGTAACACTAACAATCGCCAATCACGGATTTAGTAATGGTGATTATGTTAAAGTTGCTGATAACGCATTAACTTATACTTGTGTATTAGATGATAATACAACTACTAAATCATATCCAAGACCTGGTTATGATTACCCATCTGGAAGATGGCTAGAAATTTCTAATGTAACTACGAATACATTTAATATTAATATTGGTGCATCATCATATATAGGAGAACACAAATTTATATCAGCTGCAGCAAATGGTATTGAGAGACAAACTGGTACATTTACAATAAATGTAGGTGATGGTGGAAGCGCTTCAGGTTCATTACATACATTCGTATCAGCTTCAGCAAACGCTGTTAAACATGAACCTCAATCATTACATACATTTGTATCTGCATCTAAAGGAGCAGTTAAACATTTACCTCAGGCAGGTCATACTTTTGTTAGAACTGAAAATAACTCAATAAGTATTTTACCAAAATTAGTAACTAATGCTGAAAACAATATTAAAGTAACTTCAGCAAATCAGTTTACTTCTTCTATTGTAGGTTCATCAATTGAAATTAATAAAGTAAATACATCAGTTGGTATAATTGAAAATATATTACAAAATGGATTGGGTGTTAAACCAAACGTTGTTAAAAATAACTCTGATGTTGATAACTTAATTAAAGTTACTGACGCAGTTCAATTTACATCTGAATCATTTGGAGATAGATTACAACAAAGATTAATTTCATCATCAATTGCAATTGTAACTAATATTGTTAAAAATGGAACTGGTTCATTACCAACTGTTGTTGAGTATGGAGCTCCATCAGAATCACCAACAACAATTGCAGCATATAACTTATTAAAAGAAAATATTGGATTTATTCAAAGTGAATCAATTGCTTATTTATCATCTTCTTGGTCAACTGCATCATATGATGAAAGTAAGTGTAGTAGAGATATAGGAGGAATTATAAGTGGGGCAGCTGAAGATATGTTGTATAACGCAAATTCTGCATCTATATTCAATGGTAAATTCTACTATGATTTCCCATCTCAGGCACAAGGTGCACAATTACAACAAACTTTAGATGGTATTAATTATGCTGGTAGATTAGCAGAAAGTATTGTAAGAGGATATACGTTCCAAACTGCATCCGCAGTAGTTAGTGGTTCTTATGAATTGATTAGAAATAATAGAGAATTTATTCAAAATGAAACAATTGAATTCTTATCATCTTCGTGGGATGGATTTACTTATAATGAAATAACTTGTAAAAGAGATATTACTCATATTATAGATGCAGTTTCTACTGATTTATTATATGGTGGAAATGAAAGAAGTGTGAATGCTGGAGATTATTATTACAGATTCCCATCAGCAGCTATTAGTGGTGGTGTACCAAATGAAAATAGACAAAAAGACCCAACTGTAACTGCTATTGATTATGTACAAAATATAGTAACTGAAATAGTAAGTGGAGCTGTTTTCCAAACTGCATCAAATGAAGTTGAATTTGTTTATGATACAATTAGAGAAAATAGAGAATTCTTACAAGCTGAAACTGTAGCATTCGTAAACGCTAAATATCCAAACTTTGAATACAATGAATTAAGTTGTAGTAGAGATACTGGATTCATAATTGATGCTGTTGCTACTGATTTAAGATATGGTGGAAACCAAAGAGCATTAACTGCTGGTGAATTCTATTATAGATTCCCATCTGAAGCAACTGGTAATCAATTAGATGAAACTACTGATGCATTAATCTATACTAAAGATTTAATTGAAAAATTAGTTAACAAAGAAACATTATTTGTTCAAACAGGAAGTTTGAATACTGATAATGGAATTAAAGTAACTTCATTCTCACCAGCAACTGGTAGTAGTATAACTGATGTTACTATTTTTAACACAATTTCATCTTCATTCGCAATTGTATCAGATGCAATAGCTAATGGAAAAGCAGATTCAACTCCAACTAACGCAACTTATGACCCATCAAATGGTGAGTTTGTATTAACAATTGAAAGTCATTCTTATACTGAGGGTGAGGGTATATACTTATCACCTGAATCGTTCACATTTACTTGTGATATGGATAACAACAAAACTGAAGATAAATTACCTTCAGTTGGACAACCTGCTTACAATAATGAATTAGAAATTCTTTCAAAAACCAATAATACTATAACTGTTAACGTAGGAGCGTCTGGACCTAATGTAGAATTTAATCCAACAACTGCATCTTATGACCCAGCAACGGGTGAATTCGTAATGACTGTTGAAAGTCATAGTTTAAGTATTGGTGAAGGTATCATTTTAGATATTGAATCATTTGCTTTCACTTGTGATATGGATAATAATCAATCAGTTAAATCATATCCAAGAGTTGGTATTGACCCATTCGCTGGACGTTCAATGAAGATAACGGATATTACTGATACTACAATGACTGTAAATGTTGGTATTTCGGGTCCAAATAAATTCTTTACACCATCGGATGTTGATTACAACGCATTAAGTGGTGATATGATTGTAACTGTTGGACAGCATGGTATAGGTGTTGGTAGAAGTGTAGTATTAGAAAATGAATCATTCGCATTTACTTGTGACCAAGATGGTGATACATCTGTTCATTCTTATCCAAGAAGTGGTTCTGACCCATACGCTGAACAATCAATAGTTATTACTTCAGTTGGAACTACATCACATACTGTAACTGATGCTCCTTATAACGCATCAACTGGTGATGTTACTATAACAATAGCTAATCATAATTTTAGTAATGGTGATTATATCAAATTAGATAATAATTCTCTAACTTATACTTGTGTATTGGATGGTGATACTGTTGAAAAATCATATCCAAGAGCTGGAATAGATTATCCAAATGGAAGATGGTTAGAAATTTCTAATGTAACTACAAATACGTTTGATATAAACATAGGTTCTTCCTCATATACAAACACACATACATTTGTATCGGCTACAAATGATGGATTAGAAAGACAAACTGGTACATTTACAATAAATGTAGGAGATGGTGGAAGTGCTTCTGGTTCGGTACACACATTTGTATCTGCATCAACAAACGCTGTAAAACATCTACCTCAATCAGTTCACACATTCGTATCAGCATCAAATGGAGCAATTAAACATTTACCACAATCAGTTCACACATTTGTTAGAACTGAGCAAAATTCAGTAAGTGTTGTTCAACCTGCATTTGAATATGGTTCATTATTAACTGGTTCTGATATTCTAACTACATATGGATTGATTACTGAAAGTGTACCATTTATACAAAATGAAGTTGTAGAATATATTTCTTCTTCGTGGATAGGATTTGATTATGATGATGTTAAGTGTAGAAGAGATGTTGGATTTATTGTAAATGGTGTAGCAGAAGATTTAAGATATGGAATCGTATCTCAATCAGTAGTAAACGCTAAGTTCTACTATCAATTCCCATCTGAAGCTAATGGAACTGGTTCTCAAGCTCAACAAACTATTGATGGTATCAATTACGCATCACAATTAACTGAACAAATCGTTAAAGGTGTAACATTTGATTTCCCATCAGCTCAAATATCAGCATCAGTTGAATTAATTAGAAATAATAGAGAGTTTATTCAATCTGAATCAATTTCTTACCTAAGTTCTTCTTGGGAAGGGTTTGATTATGTAGAAGCAACTTGTATGAGAGATGTTGGACATATTTTAGATGCAGTATCTACTGATTTACTTTATGGTGGTAACCAAAGAAGTAAGATTGCAGGAGAATACTACTACAAATATCCTTCATCAGCAACATCAACTCAATTAGAACCAACTACAACGGGTATTAAGTACGCGGGTGATGTGGCAAGTAAATTAGTACAAAACGAAATATTCGTAACGGCATCGGCTGAGAGATTAGCTGGAAATAAAGTTCTTTTAGATAATAAAGAATTTATTCAGAATGAAGTAATCGCTTACATCTCATCTTCTTGGAGTACATTTGATTACAATGAAGATAAATGTAAGAGAGATACTGGATATATCTTAAATGGTGTAGCAACGGATTTCTTATATGGTGGAAATGAAAGAGGTAGAGTAAATGGTGAGTACTATTACTTATACCCATCAGATGCAACTGTTAATTACCAAACTAATCCAAACGGACAATTAAATCAAACAATTGATGGAATTAACTACTCTGCTAGATTGGCTGAAAAAGTATTAGAAAATACAATATTCGTTTCACCAACATCTGAAGTATCTGCATCGGCTGAATTACTAAGAAACAATAGAAGTTTCGTACAAAATGAAACTATCGAATTTATATCATCTTCTTGGAGTAATGTAACTTACAACGAAGATAAATGTAGAAGAGATACTGGATATATAATTGATGCAGCTGTAACTGATTTAGTTTACGGTGGAAATGAAAGAAGTAGAGTAGCTGGATTATACTATTGGAGATACCCATCAAGAGCAACTAAGGGTGGTACTCCATCAGAAGCTAATCAGTTAGACCCAACAATTGATGGAATTAGATTTGCTAATGGAACTTCACAAAATGTAGTTCAAAACTTAGAATACATAAATCCATCAGCTGAAATTAAAAATGGTGTTCAGTTATTAAGAGATAACACAACATTTATACAAAAAGAAACAATCGCTTATCTAAGTTCGTCTTGGAGTGAGTTTGAATACAACGAAGTTAGTTGTAGTAGAGATTTAGGATACATCATAGATGCAGTAGCAACTGATTTAACATATGGTGGTAATGCTAGAGCAGTACAAGCAGGTACATTCTACTACTATATTCCTTCAATCGCAACTACGGAACAAAAACCACAAACAACTGATGGTATTGATTTCTCAAAAGGGTTGGCTGAAAAGATAATCAAACAACAACAATTAGTATTCCCATTCTTATTAAATAAAAATGGAGCTAATGCACTTAGAGCGGAGAAAAAAGTATTACAAGGTAAGGCAATATCGTACACAAATGCGGCATTCCCTACTTTTGATTACAATGAAGAAAAATGTTATAGAGATACTGGATTTATTTTAGATGCTATCGCAACTGATATCATCTATGGTGGTAATGAGAGAAGTATCAGAGCGGCTGAATCGTATTACAATGGAGTGTATGGAAGTGCAGCTGTTGTTATTAACGAACAAAAGAAAGAAACTGCAGAAACTAATAGATATTTAAGAACTCAATTCCAATTCGCTGCTAGACAAGCGCCTGTTGAAGAGTTTGGTTCTTTAATTATTACAACTGGACATGATTTCTCTTACGCTGGTGCTGGTGTAACTTATAAAGCATTACCTCCTAACCAAGGTGGTGATGGTGTACCTGATCCTGATAAGGAAATTACTGAAATTGGTGGAGGTAGAGTATTCTTTACTTCTGGTAACGAACTTGGTGACTTTAGAATTGGTGGAGGTCTTGTTATTAAACAAGCTTCTGGTACATTAGAGGGTAGAACATTCTCTAAATCGTTATTCTCACTTGTAACACCATTCTCATTAGCACTGCAGGATTAATAAAAAAAAGTGAATAAAAATAAAAGAAATATTTATATAGGATATGGCAGAAGAATTAATACCACTAAACGCATTTAAATCCGTACTTACCACTTTGACAGGTGATGATGATGTAGTATATTCAGCTCCAAAAGGAGTTTCTACTATTTTATTATCTGCTCAAATAACGAATACTGGAACTACAGATGAACCCGTTACTATTAGTATAACAAGTAATAGGGATTTGCCAGTTCCACAAGTAGATTCAATAAGTAATTCGGGTAGTTTTTTAAGCGCATCCGCACTTATAGCTAAAAATCAAACATTTTTAGAAAAAGAATCAGCGGCATACACAAATTTTCAAAACAATTTAACACAAATTCCATTTAGTTTTACATCTTCTTTCTTTGAAGGATATGTTAGAACTGCTGTGGATGGTGTTGAGGCGGATTTAATCGAAGGAGGAACACTTCAGAGTAAAAAAGCAGCTCTTTCTTATTATAATAAGAACGGAGAAATCTTAATACCTAATGATTATTATACAGCATCTTATCAATCGATAGATTACGCTAATTTATTAGTACAACAAATACTTATTAATGAATCTGTAACGGGTTCAATTGATATACCTAGATTATATCAAGATAGTGTTACACAATCTTTTGATAATACATTAATAGCAGAATCAGGTTCAATCAGTGCTTCAGTTAATTTGTTTGATGCAATATCTGATACCATATCAAATCCAACGAGAGTTGAACAAGAACCCGTTGATTTAATTACAAATGTAACGATACCTGCTGGAGATTCATTATCACCGATTGTGGCGGGTAAATTAGTATTAGAACAACAATTTTCACTAATTGTATCAGGTTCTACCGATTTAACGGTAATTCTATCGATACTTGAAAGTGCAAACGAATAATTATATATTAAGAACACAAATAAATGAGCCAATTATTAAGCGGAAAGGTTAAAGTAATAAGGCCCTCCGATGTATCGGAGAATAGATATGAATATCTAAGGCTGAATGAGGCTGAACCAAACTTAGGTGTACCTGAGAGTGGTTCACTTTCTTCTGGTTCTATTGCTCTTGTTGCTTCTGATGCTGATGGTAATCGTTTATTTGTTACAACACTTCAATTAGAGCAAGTTACTGGTTCATTTAGTGGTTCATTTAGTGGAGATGGTTCTGAATTAAATAACCTTCCAGAAGCAGTAAGATTATTATCAGGTTCTGCATCAGCATCAATTTCACCAAATACTGGATTCTTAGTAAATGTATCATCATCATTTGATGGTGATGTAGATGTAGATGGTGATGTAAGAGTTACTGGTGATTTAATTGTTGATAATCGTATTGTAGCTAGAGAATTAATTGTAGAAATTATTTCCTCTTCAGTTATTTTTTCATCTGGTTCAAATATCTTTGGTGATGAACTTACTGATAAGCAAGAATTTACAGGTTCAGTTGGAATTACTGGTTCATTAGAAATAAATGGTGATACAAATGTTACTGGAGGATTTAGTGTAGAAGGAACATCATCTTTATCAGATACTATAATAGTAGGAATAACTGAATTAAGTGGTTCTACATTCGCAAGTGGAACTATTGAATTAAATAGTGGTTCATTCTTTAGTGGTAGTGGTGAGGGATTATTTAACATTCCAAAATCAGCACTAGCACCTGATGCATTAGTTACTCCAATCATAGCAACTGGTTCAGTAAGTGCATCTGTTGATGATTCTGGATTCTTTAGAGTATTTGGTAGTAGTTCAGTAACAACTGAATTAAGTGGTTCACTTTTAGTTAGTGGAAATATAGAATTAAATAGTGGTTCTTCATTTAGTGGTAGTGGTGAAAATCTTTTTAACATTCCAAGAACTGCACTTACCGATGATGCATTTGATTCATCAAGAATCGTAACAGGTTCAGTAACCGCATCTTTAGACCCATCTGGAGTTTTTAAGGTAGAATCAACTGGTTCAGTAAAATCTGAATTTAGTGGTTCAATATTTGTAAGTGGAGCAGTTCAACTTAATAGTGGTAGTATATTTAGTGGTAGTGGTGCTAATCTTTTCGATATTCCTCGTTCAGCACTTACCGAAGATGCATTAGAAACGAATTTAATTATTAGTGGTTCAGTAACTGCTTCCGTATCACCTGATACTGGTTTTGTAGTAAACTCATTAGATAGTGGTTCTACATTTACAGGTTCAATATTTTTAAGTAGTGGTTCATTTATTTCTGGTAGTGGTGAAAAATTATTTAATGTACCATTAGCAGCACTTTCAGATGATGCTCAAGACGCTGTTGAAGCAGTTCTTGCTTTTGAAGCTGGTTTATTAGCAACTGGTAGTGTAACTGCATCGGTTTCTGATGCTGATGGATTTGTTGTAAAATCCGAAGCTAGTGGTTCAACATTTAGTGGTAGTTTAAGATTAAGTAGTGGTAGTATATTTAGTGGTAGTGGTGCAGAGTTATTTGATATACCAAAATCAGCACTTACTGAAGATGCACTTATTACAAATAATATTAGAAGTGGTTCAGTAACCGCATCAGTTTCTCCAAACTTTGGATTAGTTGTAGAATCAGAATTAAGTGGTTCTACTTTTACAGGTTCTGTATTTTTAAGTAGTGGTTCATTCTTTAGTGGTAGTGGTGAACAATTATTCAATATACCAAGAACTGCATTAACGGATGATGCACTTATTTCGAACTTAATATCTACTGGTTCAGTAACCGCATCGGTTTCAACTGATGGTTTCTTTAGAGTACAATCAACGGCTTCAGTAACAACTGAATTAAGTGGTTCGGTATTTGTTAGTGGTGCAGTTCAATTAAATAGTGGTTCAAAATATAGTGGTAGTGGTGAAGATTTATTTGATATACCATTCTCAGCACTTTCTAATGATGCACAAGAATCAATTGAAGCGTTAGTATCGAGAGAAGCAGTTTTTATTGGAACTGGTAGTGTAACTGCTTCAACTGATGATAATGTATTTAGAGTAACCTCAATAGATAGTGGTTCTATATTTAGTGGTAGTGTTCAATTAAGTAGTGGTAGTGTATTTAGTGGTAGTGGTGCGGAATTATTTGATATACCAAAATCTGCGTTAGTTGAAGATGCACTAATTTCTAATTTAATCACAACTGGTTCAGTAACCGCATCGGTTTTACCCGATGGTACATTTAAAGTATTCGGAACAGGTTCAGTAAAATCTGAATTTAGTGGTAGTGTTTCTATAACAGAAACATTAGATGTTCCAAAAATTATAGCTGATGAAATTACTGGTTCATTTAGTGGTTCATTTAGTGGTGATGGTTCGGATTTAAATAATATCCCTCAATCAGCACTTTCTGAAGATGCTGTTAGAATTGCTAGTGGTTCAGCAACCGCATCTATTTCACCTAACTTAGGATTTGTAGTAAATACATCAGCTTCTATACAAGGTGATTTAACAATTGATAATGATTTAACTGTTGTTGGTAGAATTACAGCTAACGAAATATTTACTGATTTTATTTCATCATCAATAATTTATTCTTCTGGTTCAAATATATTTGGTGATAATACTGGAAGTGATAAACAAACATTATTTGGTGATACTTCTATATTTGGTAATTTAACATCAAGTAAATTTATAAGTTCCAGTGGATTTGTTGGGGATGGTAGTGGATTATTTAATATTCCACAATCAGCACTTTCAGAGGATGCACCATTAATATCAAGTGGTTCAGTAACCGCATCAGTTTCTCCAAACTTTGGATTTGTAGTAAAATCTGTTGAAAGTGGTTCAATATTTAGTGGCTCTTTATTTGTAAGTGGAAATGTACAACTTGATGTTAGTTCATCATTTAGTGGTAGTGGTGCTAATTTATTTGATATTCCACAATCTGCACTTTCTGAAGATTCTCCAAGAATATCAAGTGGTTCAGCAACGGCATCTATTTCTCCAAACTTAGGGTTTGTTGTAAATACATCAGCATCTTTTGATGGTGATATTGATGTAAGTGGAACTGTATCTGCATCTATTTTTAGTGGTAGTGGTGAATCTTTATTTAATATACCTCGTTCAGCAATTACAGATGAAGCATTTAGAATTGTAAGTGGTTCAGTAACTGCATCGGTTCATCCGACTAGAGGATTTGAAGTAAACTCAACTGGTAGATTTGAAGATGATGTAACTATTAGTGGTAGTGTATTTATTTCATCATCAAATCAAATAAAAGATAATTTAACAAAAATAGTTACTGTTGGTTCAACTGATGATGGTAACAAATATTTTATAGATGGACAAATACATCCAGATTTATATTTAGTAAGTGGTAGTACATATACATTTGACCAATCAGATACATCAAATGAAACTCACCCATTAAAATTTTCTACAACATTAAATGGTATTCATTCTTCTGGAACTGAATATACTTCAAGTGTAACTACTGGTAGTATTGATGCTGGAAGTGCAGGTTCTCAAGTTAGTATATTAATAACATCAGAAACACCAACTCAACTTTACTACTATTGTTTGAATCATGGTGGTATGGCTGGGTCAGCTGTTATTAATGTTGTTAATGAATTCCCATACTTAGATTCACGAATTGAAGATAATCTAAGAATAGATGGAACATTAAATGTAACGGAATCAATTACTACTCCAAAGATTATAGCTGATGAATTTAGTGGTTCGTTTAGTGGTAGTGGTAGAGATTTATTTGATATTCCATTATCGGCACTTTCCGAAGATGTAATTCAACGAAGTTTTATAGCTAGTGGTTCTTTTACCGCATCAATTGCACCTGATGAGGGATTTGTAGTAAATACATCTTCATCTCTTCAAGGTGATGTTGATATATTAGGTGATACTACTATAACTGGTTCTTTAGTAGTTTCATCATCTATTTTATTAGAAAATATACCAACAAGTCGTTCAGTAATAATATCAGAAAGTAGGTACTTTATAGATGGTGTTGGTAAAGCAACATTTAAAACTATTAAAGATAACCCTTATTATTTTGATTTATCAGATAGTTCTAATGCTGGATTTGATTTCAAAATTTCAGAAAATTTAGATGGTACAAATTCTGACAGTGGTTCTCAATACTTTATTAATGTAGTTAGTAGTAGTGTAAATCCTGGTGCTAATGGAGCTTTCTTAACGATTACCCCATCAGCTAGTGCACCATCACAATTATATTATTACGCAGCACAATCAGAATCATATGGTAATGTATTTAATTTATTAGATACAACTCCAGAAGTAACAACTAACATTCTCAAAGGAGATGTAGATGTAACTGGTAGTTTTGATGTAAGTGAAAAAATAACAGCTAATAAAATAGAAGCTGATGAAATTAGTGGTTCATTCTCTGGTTCATTTGTAGGGGATGGTTCTCAATTAACAAATGTACAAGCTGATTTATCACCTGTAATTGCTAGTGGTTCTGCTACGGCATCGGTTGAGAGTGGAGAATCGTTTGTAGTAACGGCAATAAGTGGTTCAGAATTTAAATCATCTTTAGATGTAAGTGGTAGTGTATCAATAGGATTCTTAACTGGAAGTAAAAATTTATCAGTAACTGGTTCGGTTGATATTGCTGAATCTGTAAGTGCATCATTCTTTGTTGGTGATGGTTCTCAATTAACAAATGTACAAGCAGCAGCTGCTCCTCTTATCTCAAGTGGTTCTGCTACGGCATCGGTTGCTAGTGGTGATACATTTGTAGTAACTGCACCAACTGGTGGAGCAGTATTCACTGGTTCAATTGTAACATCTGGTTCAATAACTGTTGGTGGTGGTGGAGTATTTACTGGTGATGGTAGTGGTTTAACAAATATTGATATTGCTAATTTATCACTAAACGTAACTCAGTTATCAAGTGGTTCAGCAACTGCATCTTTATCGGAAACTGAATTTAAAGTATTTAACGAAACCTCATCAATTGCAGTAGATTCATCATTTAGTGGTTCAGTTATTATTTCTGAATCTTTAGATGTTGGTGGTATTATTACTGGTGATGGTAGTGGGATTACAAACATTGATATTGCTAACTTAGCAATTGATTCATCAAAAATATTTACTGGTTCGGTAACTGCATCAGTTGACCCATTAGGTTTCTTTAGAGTTGAAAACTTAGATTCAAATATAAACTCAGGTTCAGTTAAAGTAGAAATTAGTGGTTCTCTACATGTTTCTCAATCAATAACAGCATCTTTATATAAAGGTGATGGTGGTGGATTATTTAATATTCCATTAGATGCACTTGAAGATTTAGAATTAGATAGAATTGTATCTGGTGCTGCTGAAGCAAGAGTAGACCCTACTGCTGGTTTAATCGTAAATAAACCAATTAGTGGTACATTATTTACTGGTGATGGTGGGGGATTATTTAATATTCCTGCAGAAGCATTAGAAGATTTAGAATTAAATCTTATCATAAGTGGTGGTATTAGTGCATCGGTTGATAATATAGAAGGGTTTAGGGTATTTTCTCCAACAAGTGGTTCTACTTTTATTGGTAATATAGAAATACCATCTGGAAGTGGATTCTTTAGTGGTAGTGGTGAGGGATTATTTAATATTCCTGCTGATGCTATTGAAGGATTAGACCAAAGTAGAATACTTAGTGGTTCTGTAACCGCATCGGTTACTCCTGATGATGGATTCGTAGTTAGGTCAATAGATAGTGGTTCAACATTTTTCGGAGATGTAACCTTCCAAAACGATGTAAGTGCATCTAAGATAACTGTAACGGATGAAATATTCTCACCAAGAATTACATCATCATTCGTAGGTTCATACCAAGGTGAAAATGTTGGTATAGATGTACCTGATGATTTAGATATTTTAGTATTTGATGCAGATGCAAACAAATTTAGACCTGTAACACAATTTGGTGATACTGCTGTATTCCCATTCTCAGATGTAACTCAGGTAACATTCCAACACAATTTCGCTATTGATTATCCAGTAGTTCAAATTTATGAAACTGGTTCAAATGGACAGATTATTCCACAAGCAATAGAATCAATCGATAGTTCATCGGTTAGAGTAACATTTAGTGGATTGACAAGTGGACAAGCAGTAATTGGTACTGGTGGTAGATTAGCAGGATTTGTACAAGGTAGTGATGTAGTAGGTTCAGTATTATCAGCATCATATGCTAGAAACGCTGATTTAGCTCAAACTGCATCAAACTTATTTGGATTCGATTCGGCATCTCTTGCTGAGATTGCTAATTTAGATAACTATATACAAAATGACCAAACGGCTTCAATGACTGTACTTTCAGCATCATATGCTGAAACTGCTTCATTCGCCGTAAACGCTGGTGATTTTAATACTGATAACTTTGTAAGAACTGACCAAACGGCATCGATGACTGTACTTTCAGCATCATACGCTCTTTCAGCATCTTATGCTATAAACGCTGTATCTGCTGAAGATTATGTAAGAAATGACCAAACGGCATCGATGACTGTACTTTCAGCATCTTATGCAGCAACTGCTTCATTCGCTTTAAATGCTGGTGATTTCTTAGGAGAAAATTTCTTACCAAATACTGGTACTGGTTCATTTGTTGGAAGATTTGAAGTAAGTGGTAGTTTAGTATCATCTGGTAGTACACAATTTGTAGGATTACAAACTGGTAGTTCAGATACAGTTTTAGTTATTGATGAATCAACTGGAAAAGTTTTCAAAAGAGATGTAACTGCTGTAAGTGGTACATCTGGTACTGGTGGTACATCGGGTTCTTCTGGTAGTAGTGGTACTACTGGAACGGCTGGTTCATCTGGTTCAAGTGGAACTTCTGGAACTGCTGGTACAAGTGGTAGTAGTGGAACTGCTGGAACAAGTGGTACTGCTGGTACTTCTGGTTCAAGTGGAACAGGTGGTAGTAGTGGGACAAGTGGTAGTAGTGGAACCGCTGGAACAAGTGGTAGTAGTGGAACTTCAGGTTCATCTGGTACTTCTGGTTCAAGTGGAAGTAGTGGTACTTCTGGTTCATCGGGTACTTCTGGAACAAGTGGAACGAGTGGTAGTAGTGGAACTTCAGGAACGTCTGGAACATCTGGTTCTTCCGGCTCAAGTGGTTCTTCTGGAAGTAGTGGTACATCTGGTACTGCTGGTACATCAGGTTCAACTGGTACATCTGGAACATCAGGTTCGTCTGGAACGAGTGGTACATCTGGTACTGCTGGTAGAGAAGGTGGAGCTTTGTTCATTGTTAGAACACCAGGTGGAAACAATTATACAATAGATGGATATAGTGGAAACCAACCATCATTAACTCTTGTAAGGGGTGAATTATATTACTTTGATGTTTCAAATGTAAGTTCATCACATCCATTTGCATTAAGATTAGAATCTGGTGATAATACAACTGTGCCTGGTACAACAAATAATGATGCAGGAGCTGGAGTTCATAGTACTTCTACTTTAATAGAATATAGAGTTCCTGAAAATGCTCCTAATAACATATATTACCAATGTAGTGTTCATGGTTCAATGCTTGGAACAATAAACATTGTTGATAAATACGGAACATCAGGTACATCTGGTTCAAGTGGAACTTCAGGCTCATCTGGTACGGGAGGTTCTTCTGGAACATCGGGTTCATCTGGTTCAAGTGGTATAAGTGGAAGTAGTGGAACTTCGGGTACATCTGGTTCAAGCGGAAGTAGTGGTAGTGGAGGTACATCCGGTTCATCGGGTTCATCTGGTTCAAGTGGAAGTAGTGGTACAAGCGGAACAAGTGGAAGTTCTGGTACAAGTGGTACAAGCGGAAGTTCTGGTTCAAGTGGTTCTTCTGGAAGTAGTGGAACAAGCGGAAGTAGTGGAAGTAGTGGTACGAGTGGACAAGAAGGTTCTTCAGGTTCAGCTGGTACTTCTGGTTCATCGGGTACTTCTGGTTCTTCTGGTTCGACAGGTACTAATGGTACATCAGGTACTTCTGGAACAAGTGGAACAAGTGGAGCAGAAGGTTCATCAGGTTCGGCTGGTACATCTGGAACTTCAGGTACAAACGGAACATCAGGTTCATCTGGAACAAGTGGAAGTAGTGGTACAAGTGGTACTTCTGGAACAAGCGGAACAACTGGAACTTCTGGAACAAGTGGAACGTCTGGTAGTGGAGGTTCAGCAGGTACATCGGGTACATCTGGAACTTCTGGAACAACTGGTTCTGAAGGAACTTCTGGTACATCTGGAACGAGTGGTAGTAGTGGAACAAGTGGTTCTGATGGAACGAGTGGTAGTAGTGGAACTTCTGGTACATCTGGAACGAGTGGTAGTAGTGGGACAAGTGGTTCAGCAGGTACATCGGGTACATCTGGTTCTAATGGAACAAGTGGTTCAGCTGGTACTTCTGGTACAACTGGTACATCAGGTACATCAGCTGAGGGAAGTAGTGGAACGGCTGGTACTTCTGGAACAAGCGGAACAACTGGAACTTCAGGTTCAGCAGGAACAAGTGGTACATCTGCTGAAGGAAGTAGTGGTACATCAGGTACATCTGGAACAAGTGGAAGTAGTGGTACAAGCGGAACAAGTGGAACATCAGGTTCTTCTGGTACATCCGCAGAGGGAAGTAGTGGAACAAGTGGAACTTCTGGAACAACTGGAACAAGCGGAACAACTGGAACAAGTGGTAGTTCTGGTACATCAGCTGAAGGGAGTAGTGGAACATCAGGTACATCAGGTACAAATGGTACTAGCGGAAGTAGTGGGACAAGTGGTTCGGCAGGTTCGTCTGGTACAAGTGGAACTTCAGGTTCTTCTGGTGTAGATGGAACATTCTTCGGTTCATCTGGTTCAAGTGGAACCGCAGGTTCATCGGGTACTTCTGGATTAGGAAGTGATGGTACATCTGGAACAACTGGATTAGATGGAACGTTCTTTGGAAGTAGTGGTACTTCTGGAACATCTGGAACCAGCGGTAGTAGTGGCTCATCTGGTACTGCTGGCTCTTCAGGTACAACTGGTACATCGGGTATTGATGGAGAAAATGGAGCTAATGGTACAAATGGTACTTCGGGTTCATCTGGACAAGATGGAACTAACTTTGGTACTGCTGGAACTTCTGGAACGAGTGGTACAACTGGAACATCAGGTTCTTCTGGTACAACTGGAACTTCAGGTTCTTCTGGTTTAGATGGAACTAATTTTGGTACGGCTGGTACTTCTGGTACGAGTGGAGCAGGTACATCTGGTACAAGCGGTGAGAGTGGTAGTAGTGGGACAAGTGGTACAACTGGTACATCAGGTGTTGATGGAACATTCTTCGGTTCATCAGGTACGGCTGGTACTTCTGGTACTTCTGGTGCTGGAACATCAGGTAGTAGTGGGGTAAGTGGAACGAGTGGAACAAGCGGACAAGATGGAACATTCTTTGGTTCAGCTGGTTCATCTGGAACAACTGGTACTGGTGGTTCATCTGGCTCATCTGGTACTTCATCAACTGCTGGTACATCGGGTACAACTGGTACTTCAGGTTCTTCTGGACAAGATGGAACATTCTTTGGAAGTAGTGGTACACATGGTACTTCGGGAACTTCAGGTTCAACAGGTACCGCTGGTACTGCTGGTACTGGAGGTTCATCAGGTACTTCTGGAACAACTGGTACAAGTGGTATTGATGGAACTTTCTTTGGTTCATCTGGTTCTTCTGGTACGCGTGGTACGAGTGGAGAAAGTGGAACATCTGGTGTAAGTGGAACTGCTGGTTCATCAGGTACTTCTGGACAAGATGGTACTTTATTCGGAAGTAGTGGTTCAAGCGGTACAAGTGGAATAAGTGGTTCTTCTGGTACGAGTGGAGAAAGTGGTTCAGCTGGAACATCAGGTACTTCTGGACAAGATGGTACTTTATTTGGAAGTAGTGGTAGTAGTGGTACGAGAGGTACTGCGGGTTCATCGGGTTCGTCTGGTACTGCATCAACGGCTGGTTCATCTGGAACGGCTGGTACATCTGGTACAAGTGGTTTAGATGGTACTTTATTCGGAAGTAGTGGTAGTAGTGGAACAGGTGGAACTTCTGGTTCTTCGGGTACATCGGGTATAACTGGAGAGGGTGGTTCATCAGGTTCGTCTGGTACTGCTGGTACATCTGGTTTAGATGGTACTTTATTTGGAAGTAGTGGTACGAGTGGTACAAGTGGAACTTCTGGTTCATCAGGTGAAACTGGTTCTTCGGGCTCATCTGGTACATCTGGTTCAAGTGGATTATTAAATGTAGATAATGATGCAGAAGATAGAGTTGTTACTATGGAAGGTGATGGAACTGCAAATGCAGAAGCTAATTTAACATTCAATGGTAATTTATTAGATGTAACTGGTGATTTAGATGTAAGTGATGCTACATTCTCTACAAGATTCCACGAAAACTACTACGATATAGGTAATTCAAGTGGAACAACAAATATAGATTTAACTGAAGGTAACAACTTTAGAATCAATAGAACTGGTAGTATAACAATTTCTCTTTCAAACGCACCAACAGGCCCTCGTGCAATTGGATTTACATTGGTGTTGGAAGATGGAAGTGGTGGTACTGCAACTGTAAGTTGGCCTGGTATAATACAATGGGCTAATGGAGCAGCACCAACACTAACAGCAAATGGAAAAGATATATTAGTATTCTATACTTATGATGGGGGGAGTACATATTATGGATTCCTAAGTGCAAACAATGTAAGTTAATGAATAGTTATGAGTATAGCAAGACGTTTAATTTCAATAGAAGCAGGACAAGTGAGACCTTTTAAATTTACAATACAAACTGGAGGAGCAAATACACAATTTGAGTTGCCCCTAACTTCACCTGGTGGAAAACAACCTAATATAGTTGTTGACTGGGGTGATAGTAGTGGTACAACTACAATATTACAAACTCTTGATTCTGGTAGATTCCATACATATTCAACTGCTGGTACTTATCAAATTATAATTAGTGGATATTGTCCAGGTTTTAATGTGAATAACAATTCATCATATAAAGGATTATATCGTTCAGTTGATGATTGGGGAGGTATTGATTTTGAACAAATTGACTTTTTTGGATGTATTAATTTAACAACAATCCCATCAGATGTTTCTAATAATGCAACCTTAAACGAAGGATTAAATACTGTACTTAGATTTAACTCTACATTTAGACAAACTGGAATAACAATAATTCCAAATGGTTTATTTGATTTTTCATCAAATGTTACTTCTTTTGTTAATACATTCGTATTTTGTACTGGAATTTCATCGATACCAAGTGGATTATTTGATAATAATACAAATGTAACATCTTTTTCTGGTACATTCAATGCATGTTTAACTTTAACATCAATACCAAGTGGATTATTTGATAACAATACACAAGTTGTAAACTTTGAATCAGTATTTAGGAATTGTAGGTCAATAACCGCAATTCCATCAAACTTTTTTAGTAACAACCAATCGGTTACAACATTCTCTAATGCATTTAATATGGCAACAACAGCTAACTCATTAGGTGGAGCAACTCCAACTGATACACCAAGTGGTGATGAAATTTTTGAAAGAACTCCAACACCTATTGGTACTGATTGTTTTGCATTTTGTAGTGGTTTAACTAATTTTGGTTCGATACCAGCAACATTTAAATAAAATATTATGTATCTAAAAGTATCAGGTTCAACTATAACATATCCATATTCGGTTCAAAATTTAAAAATTGATAATCAGAATACAAGTTTTCCAACAATTATCACAGATAGTTTATTGGAAACTTTTGGTGTATATAATGTTGAATTAAAAGATAGTGGTTATGACGATGATTACACTAAAGATGTAGTAGAAGTAACTCCAACTTTATCTGGTTCAGTATATGTACAAACATATGAAATATCAGATGCAGATGAAGCTACAATAAATACAAGAAAAGAAATAAAGTGGTCTGATATAAGAGATAGTAGAAATACATTATTGAGTAATTCTGATTGGACTCAATTTCAAGATTCACCAATCACAGGTTCTCAACTAACTGATTGGCAAAATTATAGACAATCTTTAAGAGATGTAACAACACAATCAGACCCTTATAATATTGTATGGCCTACAAAGCCATCTTAAAAGGTAAAAGATATTTATTTGATATTTATATCAAAGAAAACGATAATTATCAATGAGAATAGACCAACCTAGTTTTTCCGGTTCGATTACACAAGCTCCTTCGGCATACGCTGATTTGAGTGGTTCATTCACTGGTTCATTTACAGGTTCACTTAGTGGTTCATTTATTGGTGATATTACAGTTGAGCAGGCTGAATTTAGTAATTTAACTGTAAAACAAACATTAAACGTTGGTACGGAAAATACTGATGGTGGTGTAAATATTATTAATAGTGGTTCAGTTCAAGTAAGTGGTTCAATAAATGTAACAAATGGAAACGCATTTACAGTTGAAGGTGTAGATGTATTAGATTCTGCGTTGGCATTTTCAATAGCATTAGGATAAAGATATGGCAAATGTATTTAAAAATAGTATAAAAGGACCTGCAGGAACAGGTGGATTGAGTGTTTATACAACACCAGCTGCAACATCAACAACTGTGATTGGTGTAAATGTAGCAAATATTGTATCTCAAAACATTTATGTAGATGTACAAATAACCGATAATTCTGCTAGTGTTACTAAATATTTAGTAAAAGGAGCAGTT